CTGGCGCAGACCTTCCGTCCGGGCTGGGCTGCCTTGAGAATTACCGGAGGAAGGTAGAGGGTGGCCGGGAAATCCCGGTGCATGACCATTGCAGCCACACTGCCGACGCCGCCAGACAACTAGCGCAGGCAATGGCCGATGGGCTGCACCTCTACGACCCCGCGCCACTGGCATCCGCCGGACCCGTCCGCGTCACCCGTTTCCAATGACGCCCGCGCAGATTGCCATGGCCATGCACGAAAACACGCCGGGAGTCGGATTTGCCGACGCCATGGCCGCCCACCTGTCCCATGGGTTGATCCTCTCCACGGCCACCGCATTCGTCATGGCCCGCCCGGTGCGGGACTGGCAGCAGATGGCCGACCCGTGGCAGGCGCATCCCGGTTCCGCGCTCTGGTACGTCTGGGCAGCCGCTGGCGACCTCGGGGAATTGCTGGCATTTCTGGCGTCAAGACCGGAAATATCCGCACTTGTGTATCATCGGCACGGCCGCAGAATTTTCCGGCACGCCCATGAGATCCGGAAATTCCAACGCCGCCCAGAAAGAGGCAGAGGCCAACCGCAAGCAGTCGCAGCGCCAATTCAGCCAGCAGATGAAACTGATGGAGAAGCAGCTGAAGGCTCAGAAGCAACTCGCCCCGCCCGCACCGGAGCCGATGGCTCCGATGGCAACCCGCTCCGCTTCTGACGCCGCCGCCCAGCGCCGCGAGATGAGCCGAGCAGCCGGGCGCCGATACGGGTTCGCCCAGTCCGTGAGCGGTTCCATGCTCGGAAGCCCAACCATCCTATGACGCTGGCCGAAAGACTGCTTGAGGAACTGGCGCAACTGGACGGTGACGCCACCAGTTGGGAAAACATCTGGCGTGAGTGTGCCGAGCTTTGCCTTCCGGAACGCTGGCTCACGTTCTCAACAGCCAGCAACACGCCTTCCCCTTCCATCCGCAAGTATGCGGCCATTGCCCAGGACTCCCTGCGGGTTTTGACTTCCGGCCTGCTTGGATGGACGACGCCATCACAGACTCCATGGTTCCGGTGGGAGCCGACCGAAGGCCGGGAAGGTTCGGAAGCCCTCAAGTCATGGCTCGCCCAATCCTCCCAGAAGGCCCACCGGATTCTCGGGAACTCCAATTTCTACACCGTCGCCCACCAGTTCCATCTTGAGCGATGCACCTACGGGACCGCCGCCATGATGGTCGAGCCGGGACGGAACGGTGCCGCGCTCAACTTCAAGCTTTGGCCCGCCGGATCATTCAGATTCTCCGAGAACGCAGCCGGCATTGCCGACCGAGTCTTCCGGAAGTACAGACTGACCAGCCGCCAAGCGGTTGAACTGTTTGGGCCAGAAGCGCCGGACCAGTGCCAGAAGGAAGTTCGCAGCAACAAGGGGAACACGCTGCACGAATTCGTCCACGCCATCGTCCCACGCTCCCCGGCAGACCGGAACCCACGCGGTGGCCCATTCGGACTCCCGGTGGCCAGCTACCAGATCCACAAGGCTTCCAAGAAAATCACGGCGGAATCCGGCTTTGAATCCATGCCCGTCTTCGTCAGTCGCTGGCTCCGCTGGCACGATGATTCCGTCTGGGGAATCAGCCCAGCCATCATCAGCATCGCGGACATCGAAGGCGTGAACAAGGTCAACCGCCTCCTCGACGCCCGCATGCAGCTAGGCGTGGAGCCGCGCATCATCGCCAAAACGGGAGCCGTTGGCCACATCGATCTGAGCGCCGGCGGAGTCACCCAGGTGCGGGACATGGCGGACGCGCCGCAGACCTGGGCAGATTCCGGAGCCGATTACCGGATCGGAATGGACGTGCTGGAGCGGAGGGAGCAATTCATCCGCCGCGCCTTCCATGCCACACTTTTCGAGGCCGTCTCGCCCATCGACCGGGAGATGACCGCCACCGAGATCCTCGCCCGCCAGCGGGAGCAGGTTGGCCAGATCAGTCCGGCATTCACCCTGCTGACCACCGAATTCCTCAACCCGCTCCTCGAGGCTGTATTCATGAGGCTGGTCATTTCCGGAAGGTTCGGCGAGGTGCCACCGGATGCCGTGGCAGACACGCCCAGCGGCCAGCAGATCCTTTTCCCGAACACGGTGCAGACCAGCCGCCTCGCGTTTGCCGTGGACTCCCTCAACTCCGAAGCCCTGCTCTCCACTGTCGGGGAAATGGGTCCGCTCATCCAAGCGCAGCCGTCCCTGCTCGACAACCTCAACCTCGACCAAGCACTCCGCGAGATTGCCCGTGGGCGTGGCGTGCCGGCCGACTGGATCAACGACCCCGACGCCGTGGCCGCGATCCGACAGGCGCAGGCCCAGCAGGCGCAGCAGCAGCAAATGCTTGACCTCGCCGCCAAGCAGCCAGAGCTTGCGGCCCAAGCCGCGCAGGCTGGCATGATATGACTCCGCTGGAAAACCAACTCGCCCGCGTGGGGCTGCTCGACAGATTCCGGGACGCCGCACGCTCCGCACTCTCCGGCCAAGCCGGAACCGATCTGGCTGAATGCCTGATGGCAGTGGCCCACCCAATGTATCCCCCGGAAGGACGGACGCCGGAGGACGTGGCCCGAGAAATCGGGCGCAGAGAAATCGTGTCCGCCTTGATTCGCAGCACAACCATCGACCCAGCCACGCACCATGAGCGAGACGACCGAACCTACGCCGCCCTCCGATACCCAACCCTCACCTCCAAAACGCCGCCGCCGGAAACCGCAGGTTGAAGCCGCCGCCGTCGCCTCCGTTGGTGGAACCGGAGAAGCGCCCACGCAAGAACAGCGCCAAGCCTGGACCGTCGGCGCATTGCTCGCCCTCGCCCGTGAGGCAGGCGTCCAGTTCCACTGGCTCGCCGGGGAGCAGTCGCCCGCGTTCATCAAGTGGGTGCAGATTTTCCATCCCGATGCCATGCCAACGCTCCGTGCAGCGGGCTGGAACATCGAAGCCCTCCTTAACGAACCACGCATCCAATGAGCGAACAAGCACCACCAGCAACCACACCGCCCGCAGCACCACCGCCAGCCGCACCGCCAACACAGGAACCGCCGCAAGCCCAGCCGTGGCACGCCGCCCTTTTCGCGGACGACTCCGGGAAGTTCGCCCCGGATTGGACCAGTAAGCTGCCGGAATCCCTTGGGGACTTCCGCGCCATGGCCGCACAGTATCCCGACCTCGGAACCCTGCTCAAATCCCATCGGGACAACATGCAGGCCGCCCGGTCCAAAGGACTGAAGTTTCCCGGAGAACACGCCACTCCCGAAGAGCAGCAGGCATTCCAGGCAGAACTGCGGAAGGTACGCGGCGCACCTGAGACGCCGGACGCCTACGACATCCCCGCCCCCGAAGGTCTGCCAGAAGGAACGGACTGGAAAGCAGCCACCGCCGAATTCCGCGCGGTGGCGCATGAGCTTGGGTTGACTCCAGCCGAAGCGCAACGCCTCGCCGCCTTCGATATGCAGCGACAGAAGGCCGCGCAGGATCAGGCCGCGCAGATGCGTCAGGGATTCATCGAAGCCGACCAGGCGGAACTGCGGAAGCGCCATGGAGACAACGCCAACGCGATTCTCTCCGAAGCTCGCCAAGCCGCTGCCGAGTATCTGCCAGCGGAAGCCTTCGACCCCACCAGCGACGCCTTCATCGGCGTGGCAGCGGTCGATGCGTTTGCTGCACTCGCCACCAAACTGCGGCCCGCAGGACACATCCCAGCGCCGTCCGTTGCCAATCTCAGCCCAGCCGATTTGGCCCGCGACATCCAGACCAATCCGAACAACCCGGAACACCAAGCCTACAAGGACAGCGGGCACCCGCGACATCGTGCTGTTGCGGCCAAGGTGACCGCCCTGTGGAAACAGGTGCCGGAATGATCTGGCAGGCATAGCAGCCGGAGGATGGCTCCGGAGCGGTTTGTGAGTTCGACCTTGGTGAACACTGCCGGCCCCGCCTTGGAAACAGGGCGGGGTTCTTTCTTGACCGGACGGGTGCTGCGCATACTGGACGCCGTGCAGGCATAGAGCCGGAGGATGGCTCCGGACAGGGTCAGTCTTCCCCTTCTTTGAACACTGCGCAAAACTCTTGACGACCGCTGCGAAGATGGCATTCTCGCCACGTCAGCGACGACATGATGAAAGCACGGGGGAGGCCCGGTGGGATTTGAGCACCCGCCGGGTCTCTTTTTTTGCGTTGCAATACGCACACGAGGCCCCTGATTTCCTGCGTCCGACCCGCACGCCGCGGCCTACCGGACACACCACCGCAGCCTCCGGCCCGCACACTGCGGCCTACCGAGAACGGCGAGGTAACAACCTCCACTTCTCAATACAATGTCCGATTATTCCGCGAGCCTGGACATCCCGGCTCATTTCAAGAGACAGTTCTCCACAAGCTGGGACATGGTTCTCCAGCAGCAGAATCAAAAATTCGCCAACGCCGGCATGACTGCCGCCGACTGGACCGCCAAAGATTACATCTGGCAGGACCTCGACGTGGTTCTTGCCCGTGAAACCACTGGCCAGCGATTCGGCGACACCAACCCGCAGGAGATTTCCGGCGGCGCTCGGCGTGGTTCCATGCGCAACTTCGACATCCCTGTCATCCGTGACAAATGGGACAACCAGTGGCTTGAACGGCAGGCGATCCCTGACGGCGATGTCATCAGCACCATGAAGGCTGCGGCTAACCGTCAACTCGACGACGTGTTCATTGCTGCCGCCATTGCTGACGCTGTCGGCGGAGCTGACCCGTACACCACGGCCATCCCGCTTCCAGCAACCAGCCAGATTGCGGTGAGCTTTGTCGGCCCCGGCCAGACCGCAGGCAATTACCCACTGACGCCGTGGAAGATCCTTGAGGCCACCATCCGACTGGAAAAGGCCGAGATCGACCCGACGCAGGAAGAGTGCTACCTCGCCATTTCTCCCAAGCAGAAGTACGAGCTGGCCGCTTACGTGGCCAACGCCACGAACGACTACTGGGCCGAAATCATCGGGAACTGGCTCAAGGCAGACAGCATGGGGACGCCCTCCAAGCTCATGGGATACAATGTCATCATGAGCAACCGCCTCCCCTACGTGGCCGCCTCGACCACACGGACGTGCGTGGCCTTCACCCGCCGCGCCTTCAAGGTCAGCCCGATCATCCAGAGCCTCACCATCGACCGCCTGCCCATGAAGCGGAACGCCATCCAGTTCCTCAGCCAGATGGCATTCGGTGCCATGCGTGCGCTGGACCCCGGCGTCCAGCTGATTGCCTGCACGGAAACCGTCTGAGCCTGACAACATCAACCAGTAACCATTCAATACCATGGCCAACGGATTCTCCGACATCTCCACAGCCCAACGCAACCCCGGCCGCCTCGTAGTCATTCCGGGGCAGCGCCTGTTCTCCCCGGTCAAGCACGCCCGGTTCGAGATTACGCTGCTCGGCAACGAGGTTGCCAACGAGTGGCACGAACTGTGCCGCTTCCTTGCCGAAAGCGGCTACCAGATCATTCCCGAACTGAGCCGCGTGCGGCACATTTCCGGAACGTATTCACTGGTGTCCCGCATTCAGCGCGTGAACGCAGCGGGCACGGTGACCGAACTCAGCGCCGCACTGACGCACTCCAACACCGTTGTGGGTGCGTTTGCGAACGTCAACACTGGCGAGCCTGCCGTCCTTGGTGACACGGACGCGCTCCGGATTCAGTTCACGACCGTCACCACGACCAGCGCCGGAGCCAAGTTCGTCGTCGAGCTTGCCTTCCGCACCGTCGAAGCCTGACCGCCCGCAGGGTGTCCCGTTTGACCAGCGGGGCACCCTGCCCTTTTTTCCCGCATGACGACGCCCACCGAACTCTGCAACATGGCGCTGGCCCATCTTGGGCAGGCCAGAATCTCCGATTACTCCGAGCGGTCCCCGGCAGCGGAGCATTGCAGAAGAGCGTTCGACCACACGCGCCGGCTGTGCTTGCGGGACTACGATTGGAACTTTGCGATTCGCCGCGCCATCCTCACGGCAGCGGAAGCGGCACCCGCTTTTGACTGGGGATATTCCTACCCCCTCCCCGAAGACTGCCTGCGCGTTCTGAGCGTCAACCAGCGCCCCGGCGGCACGCGCCTGACCGACTACGCGGTCGAGGGCCGCAGCATTTTGACCAACTCTGCAGAATGCCGAGTCCGGTACGTGGCCGACGCCACCGACGTGACCGATTGGGACAGCGTCTTCTGTTCGTATTTCGCCTACCGATTGGCCGCAGCCATCGCGCCCAGCCTCCGGCTCGACCCGCAGGCCGGACAGCAGATGGAGCAGATGGCGGCCGCAATCCGCGATCAGGCCCGCGAGGCCGACGCTGTTGAATCCCAACCCCGCGTCACGCGACTGGATCAATCCGAAATCATCGAAGAACGGGAGGGCCGAACCATGGCATGGCCGTACCGTTCGTCCTCCTCCGAGGAATCAGGTGGCGCAGCCGTGTGGGGAGCCATCACTGGAACGCTGACGGACCAGACCGACCTCGCGCAGGCGCTGGCCGCCAAGGGCGACGTGTCCAGCCCATCCGCCAGCACAGACAACGCAATCACGCGATTTGATGGCACCACTGGAAAACTCATCCAGAACAGTCTCGGGACGATTGACGACGCTGGATTGCTCACAGTACCGGATGCCAGCGTCACGGGCACGCTCACCGCTCCACATATCCATGGCAACCTTGCTGGCAGCATCTACAGCCATGTCCGCAACGAGTCCGGCGGACTGCTCACAAAGGGCACACCTGTCTATATCGTAGGCTACTCAGTCGGGCAATCGCGCCCGCTCGTCGCCGCCGCTGCGTCTGGAAACCCTGCCAGCATGCCCG